TCACCAGTTACAGTAGGAACTGGTGCATTAGTAATTAAGTCTTGTCCAGTAGTACCACTGGTGAACTTGTTAACAGTATATGCATTACCCTGGTCATCCAAACCATTATAGAATGGCGTACCAGCATTTACCGATACCGACTGAGACAGAAGTCTCTCAACCTGCTTGAATTGTCTATCTTGTCTCTCTGGAAGAGCGGTAGAGTAGTTACCAGGTCCAAATCCAAGATATTCAAAAGTATGACCAGATGCACGAATAATAGAGTTTCTTCTAAATTCAACTGGTTCAAACTTAACCTTACGCATGACTGAACCAACTGGGTGGTTCTGCTTCTGAGATCCAAAGAGTCCACGGAATACGTCAATTGCAGTGTCACTAGTTACAGACTCACTAATTCTCATGATCTCATTATCGATCACGAGATAGTCACCAACGTCCCATCCCATGTGAGATGCATTAGTGACAGTCAGAGTATTAAGTGTTGGATCGTTAAGGGCAGTAGCAATGGTTGAGGTAATACCAGCATAAGTTGGAACAAGTCTAGAGGATGCTGCTTCATCTGCTCTATCAATTCCAGACGCTTGAGCATTAACACCTGTTGGATAGATAAATCCACCACCCGTTGGGGTAACAGTTGTGGTTCCAATACCAATCTTAACTGCAAGACTATTGACATTGTAAACAGTATCAACACTCCAGTGACCATCAATCAGAGAGTTGCCTGCTCCACCAATTACGATGGAGTTACCAACCAACAGACCATGAGAATCAACAGTAGTAATACTGGAGATACCAGATACATTGTCATATGTGATAGAACTGATGCCGATTGCCTCACCAGTTAAGTATGCAGTAACGTCAGAGAAGATAGCAGAGCTGATCTGAGTTAATCCACCAGTATTAATACCAGTGATTGCCGAAGGAGCAGCAAATTGCTCCTTATAGTAAACAGTGCTTGCAGATGCAACATTTATGTTTACATCATCGCCAGTATCAACACTGGTAACTCTGTAGAGATTGTTGTAGTCCTTAAATCTATCATCTCTAATGCCATCGATACGCAGAACATCACCAATACTATTGTGAATCTGCTCAACAATAACGTGACCTACAATATGTCCTACAGTTGTACCAATACCAGTAACCGCAAGTGTGTTACCAATTCCATATGCAGAACCACCATCAACAATCTTGATGTCAGAGATAGCACCTGTAGCATCGATCTCAACGTTAGCAGTAGCATATTTACCAGTTGTAGAACCAGCAAATCCAACTAATTTTGCATTATAGAGAGTCTGAACACTACCAGATCCATCACCATAATTAGCACCAACACTAGCAATACCAACTCTGGTAATATAGTTTAGACCATGGTCACCAGAAGTTGTTATCGTATGAGCAATTCCAGAAGAAGACAGAATATCTGTTACGTTAATACCACTTACAAAATCTTTGGTTCTCTTGTTGATAACCTCTTTTGTAAGGCTGTTCTTAGGATTATTAACCTCAGTCAGACCAAGTGGTGTTGGTAGAGCAAAAGTTCTTGTCTGTTCAGGGTCAGAGATTGGATTATCTCTATCAAGTTGTGGATAGAGATTCTTGAGTGGTTGACTAAATCTAAGATCTTGGAATGGCGCAACCTGTGGTTGAGAATCTGCAGCAATAAGAGTCAGGTGATAAACACCGTCCTTTGCATTAGGAATATACTCTTGTATCTCTTCCTTTCTGTAAACAAACAACGTGGTGTTGAATTCTTTACGTTCAAATCTAGGAAGATCTACAGTTCTAAGGTTGATATTATTATCAAATATACCAGGGTTAGTAGAAAGACCAACACTAAATGACTTTCTATCTGGAGTTGCAGTGACCTCAAAGACACCATTAAATCCAGTATTACCAAGTCCAGTTGTATTAGCAGTAGATACAATATTCTTGATCTCAACTTTAGATCCTACAGACAAGTCGTGTGGAATCTCAGTTTTAATCGTAGCAATACCAACAATAGCATCCCAATCAGTTCCAGAGATAAATCTTGGGTTTCTGATTTCAGACGTATTGGAAAGAACTACTGGAGTTGTATTCTTAAACTTAGCAACTTCATTGTTGGTAAATCCAACAGTAGTGCTAGATTCCTGTATGACAAAGGAATCTTCAGGAGGTCTACCAAGGACTGTAGAATCCTTTGGTACAACATATCTTACCTTATAGACTCCATCATCAAGACCTCTATTGTCTGGAGTTCTACTGATGAAGGTTTTTGGTGTTGCTGCACCAAGAGAAGTTGTTCCAAGTCCTACAACAGTATTATAAATCTCATTATTATCATTAACAGTGATATACCATTGTCCAATAGCAGTATCGTACTGAACTGGGTGACCAATATCACCAGACTTCTTATCAGATACTCTAGATTCAATCTGAAGAATACCACCCTTACTGTTTACAGTAACAGCAGATGCACTAATAGTATCATTCAGAGTTTGTGCTAATTTAATCTGGTCAGTGTTAATACCAGCAGTAATGGCATAATAAACTCTATTGTGATCCAGACCATCTGGAAGTTCACCGTCATCACTAAGAATACGCAAAGATTCACCAGACTTAAACTGGTGACCCTGAGTTAAAGTAAAGATGTTAGAGGTAATACTATTGATACCAATAGCAGTTCTACCAACCTGAGATAACTTTGTAGAAGTTACTTCATAAACACCCGTTCCTTGGGTGTCTGGCATAATAATTTTAGCACTCTTAGTTTGAGGTACATTATTCTCGTTAATGATAACTTTCAGTTTGTCATCAACCTTTGCACCAATTCTATATCCCTCAAGTACAGACTTTGGAGGAACATTCTCATTAACCTCATTGTAGAGATAAAGTCTATTATCGTTAGCGGCATCAATAGTCTTTTGAACATCAATCGATGCGAATTCAATTGTTACCTCGTCACCACTGATTTTTTGAGGTGGGATGATATGAGTAATAAATCCAGTATCATCTCTAGGGAATGCATTATCTCTAAATCCAGAACATACAAGTGCTCTAGCACCAAAGTTAGAGTTAGAGTTTGTAACCGAGTGGTCACCACCAGACTCAGCAACAAAGTGGTTCGCATATCCAATAGCGAACACAGAAACCAACTGCAAGAATGCATCATTCGATGCTTTGATGTGGAAGTTCTCGTAGTCTGGTTTGTATATTGCAGAAGTATCTGTATGTAAGTTATTTACAGCAGTAGAATCTTCATATACACCAGAGACTGCATTATATTTTACAAATGCAGTATCATCCTTTTGAAGTCCAATACCAGTAAACTGGGCAACAACCATGGACTTGAATCCATCTGCCTTGCTACCATCAGCGTGCAGACCGCACATACCGTATACAGAACGGAGTGAGCAGTTAAAGATGTATGGAGATGCAGAAGTTACAGAGTCAACAACAATATTCAGTGTTGGAGCACCTGCAACAATGGATGGAAGCGCATTTGATGGTGGATTAGATACCTCATAATTAATCTTAGTGGGTCCTTGAACCTCACTAATTACAAAGGATCCATTATATCCACCCGTAGGTACACCCTCAATTCTAATTGGAGTATCTACATCAAGACCACCAAGTGCTTCTGTCAGCTCTACTTCAATGGTGGTGCTAGAGTTAACACCGTCACCTGCTTTGATACTATTAATACCAACATTCTCACCCTTAGATCCAACGATTCTAAATTCGTCAATCTTGGTTTGAATATCAAGTGCTGTGCTTGGGAAGTCTGGAGAAATATCTCTTCCACTAGAAGGACCAAAGGTGAGACCAATCTTCTCGTAGTAAATATCGAGGTCAGTTCTCTCAGAAGAGTAATTTAAGAAATTATCATTAAATCCAACATTGTTCACACCATCAGCATACTCAAAACAAGTAACTTTATGGTGAGAATAGTTAGGAACGTACTTTGTCAGTCCATAATCTTTAAAGACTGATGAGTTTGGATTAGCGTCAAAAAATGTAAACTGATAGAAGTAGCAAGTACCAGTTACACGGAACAAGCAGGTTTGCTTAATGTTAGCATCTGCAGGATCAGGAACGAACATCGGACGGATCTTCGTCTTACGAAGGTCCATACCAACAATAGATGTACCACGGGGGATAATTACACCACCGTAGACAGAGTTCATCTTATAAAGATCGTTCTCTGGATCATCAATATCAAAGTTTGCATCTAATGTAAACTGCTCTAAAGCATTTGACGTTGATCCACTACGTGTCAACCAGTTATTACCAGTTAAAGGATTATCATGAACTGGAATCCATCCAGGTCTATTATCAATGACGTGCTCACCAGGATAAACGATGATTGTAGTTCTGCTGAATCTATCGTTATCCAGACCCTTCTGATAAGAGAATCTCGCTGCTTCTAAGAGTGCTCTTTGAATAGTCTTGAAGGGTCTAACAAGGGAATTACCTTGGTTTTCAATACTATCCGTCGAGTCAATACTAGAAGGATCGACGTAAAGGATATCACCTTTACTATTCTTGAGGAAATTATCTAAGCGACTAAGACCCATTTTATTCCACTAGATGCTTTTGCTATGATTTATTTATTCATTCTCTTTTGCATCTAAAATATATTCTACAGTGTTAGCAACATCATTCATTGCATCCCTGAGGAATGGTCTTTGCCCAGAATGTTGCTCTTGTGGATGAGACGTATTATGCTTCTCAGTACATAAAGTCCATCTCCACTGAGACATAATATCAGAGTACCAGAGATTTATTTTCATGCGTTGGGTTGCTCCAATCGTGAGTAAAATTGCGTATATATTCAATCTTATCCAAGTTATCTTGACTATCGAGAACAAACTCCTCGTTAGCAAAGTGGAGTTTAACTCTAAACGCTAAAGCCAATTCCATAATATGCTCTCTCCTCTCCTTATCATCGGGTAGAGAGAATATACTGAACATCAGTATATGATCAACATTACCTTGTTTGATCAAATATTCCAAATACACATGATTTCTTCCCTCATTATCTCCTGTCTGGTGAGGGAACGTATACCCCATTCTATTGCAGTATTCTTTTACTGTCAATGTCTGGAAGTACAAATCTATGTATTGAGTTTTAAATCCCTCATATTCTGCATACATGACCACATTCTCATGATCAAGAATGGGAACCCTCCTTGACTGAATATCTGTGTCGCCAAGGATTCTAAAGTATGCTCCTGGCCATTTCCTATGAGGTTGTCCATCCCTCAACAGAACTCTAACATCAATACTTATTCTAGTCTTACCAGTTCTGTTGGGAACTGCACCATGAATGTTCTCTTGAGTAAACAGCAAAAACTGATTCTGAGTTATATTAACAGGTTTACAATGATTTAAACAAAAGTGTTGGAA